AAGCGCTAACTGAGCATTAACAGCCTGGCGTGGTATCTCTGTACTTGACCACGACCACCCTTCCACAACAGCATTGCTACGCGGCCATGAAAGCGACTGATCTCGAGATGCCTGATCGCCTACATAACGCTTAGAAAACGACTCAAGGTAATCCATCGACTGAATTACATGAGCCTCCAGCGTTACATCAATTGCCGACAACTCGACACCACGAGCAGAGCCATAATCCCTGGCGTCAGCCAAGGATACATAGCTATTCGATCCTGCTGGGGTCGAGCCATCTTCAATTATTAACGTCACTAGGTTAGATCCTCAGTTTACTTGCCACCGCCCAATCGGGCGACAACATCGCGAGCATCTTGAAGCTTTCGCTCATCAGATAACTTGTTAGCCGCCAACTGCTGCGCACGATCAAAACGTAACGCCGCAGCTAGATCAACTTGGCCGCCTACAGCAACACCGCAGGCGCCAAGTTTCTCGCCGTCTTTTTTAACAGTAGCCATAATACCCTCTAGCCGTTGGTTTGAATGAATGCCATATTTACGTTCTTTCGATTGTAAACACGATCCCAGTTACCAGCCGTTGCAAGCTCAGCAAGGGTAGGGGACTGGCCAGCTACCGACGCAGCAATAAACGATGTGCCGTAAGGCAGGATAATGGCAGTTTTACGAGAATGGAGAATATCTTGACCGCCACCATTACCAGCCGATGCTTTACGCTCCAGCTCAGACGCCTCAGAAGGACTGCCCTCGCCGTATGCGACCGCGCCTGCTGCATACAATACCGATGTATACGTGATCCGGTTTGTGCCAGCCACCGCAGGCAGTGAGTCGTCTACGATGATCGTGTACTTATTCAAGTACAGATTAAAGAACGCGGTATTATCAGAGTTGGGGATGGTCGTAATCAAGTTGTCTTTCTGCATTTTCTTGTACACAACAGAATGAACAGCGATTAAGGATAGCATTGTTGCAGCGTCACCCATTGTCGCAGCGCCTTCGATCACGACATCGCCGTTAATGCGCTCAGCGTCAGTAATCGCACCAGCGGCATCGGTAGCAACAGTGAATAGCATATCACTCGAATCAGCAGCCACGTTATTAGCCAGCACGCCCATAGAAGACTGAATAATGCGCTTCTCGTAGTGAGTCGCCCAATAGCCACCGATGCCAGATGTAATAGCTTCAACCGGGTCAGCAAGCGCAAGCTCGCGAGCAAGATCCATAGTAGACCAGCCCTTATGCATATTAGCCGTGTGGTACTTCTGCTTGCCTGATCCAATCTTGGCAGGTGTTGCGTCCGACGTATCGTCATCAGTTACATAATCAGGCTCATCAGCAGTCACCGCGTTATAAAACGGAATATCTCCAGTTGATCCGCCTGTGTTGGCCATGCTAGCAATACGCGCATCGTTGACCATTACACCCGATTGGATGAATGCGTTTTTTTCAACCGCAGCCTCTTGGATTGATTGCTCAAAGGGGACGGCTTCATAAATATCTGCAATTTTTACAACAGCCATGATAGTGGCTCCTATTAGATTAAATTAAGGTTTAACTTCGGCCCCTGGCCTTTATTCTGCCGCCCCGCAGCAAAAAAATTGTTTAGCTTGACGCTGATTGTAACTCATTATAACGCGCTGGGTCATCCCGGTATATTTCTGTTTGCTTTGTCTTGCTGTAACTGGGCGACTTCTTGTCGAAGTAGTCAGCCTCTTTAGCTCCAGCGCTAGACTTATGGCCCTGAGCACCGCCACCAGCGGCCTTGCTGCCAACTAATACCGGCGCAAAGGCTGCGTTGCTAGAGAATTCTGCTTTAAGATCGTCAACCGTAAATGCTGACGGACGACCATCTTTATCGTTAACAACTGTTACGTACTGACCATCCCGCAACTCTGACCCTAAACGGCTTTTGATATGCGGGATTAGCAGATCAGCACTCCCAGGCAATGCCAGCTCTGTTGCTAATCGTACCGCCACGCTGTCGACTGTCATTGAACTCACCGATCCTTTCATAGCATCGATTTCTTTTGATAGCTCAGTCTCACGCGCAGAGAACTTATCTGACCATGACTTTTCAAGCGCTTCAATATCACCGTCTTTGCGCGCCTTATCCGCCGCTGAAACTCGCGCATCATCCTCGGCTTTTTGGCGCTTCTCTTTTTCGGTCTTCTTCTCGGCCAGCAACTCGTTGACCTTTGCTTTCAACCCTGACGTATCATCAGGCTTCGGTATTCCGTCAATAGCCAATACGTACCCGTCGCCCTGCTTCGCGTACATTTCAGCAATATTGTCGTCCAGTCCTTCGAGTGTGTCTAGCTTGTATTTTAGTGTCATATTATCCCCCTGGGATGGCTTTATAGGCTCTGCCTATGGTGTTTAAATCTTTGCTCTTTCAAATGCTAGCGGCTCAAGTCTGCGCATCTCTTTTAGGGTCAGAGGCTCTAACTTTTTGCCGATGTTTAGCTCTGCGAATCGTTGCGCGGATAGACCACCCTTACGTAACAGGGTAGCTCTATTTGCACCGATAGCCTCATTCTGAAACGCTGCGGACTGCTTCTTTAGCCAACTGTAATAAGTCTCATTAGAAGAAACCGGGCCGCCTTTACTTGATCGTGTTTGACCCTGCTTGAACATATCAAAGCGAGCGTCTAATTTCGCCGATGTAGTCGACCGGCATCGAATGTGTATTGGTGGCCGTGGCCCGCTGTTGATAGGGAATACCTGCCCATCAAGCGATCGGCATACCTGCGTTGTCCTCGAGTCGAGCGTTGACACCCACTCCACGCCTACCACAACGTTACTATTAGCGTCCCACGTACCTTGTCTTGCTACCGATGCCGCGTGTTGAACCGCAGTCTTTACGACCGCATCAGCGCCTCGCTTGCTAACTGCTAGCAATCCATCCCTATAACCATTGGCCTTAGTGCCTCGAATGGTTCGCATTATCTGCGCATTCGTTTGGCCCTCAAAAAAACCTTGCCTGATTGCGCCGGTAACTCGTTTAGCCTCAATGGATGTCCAGTCTTTAATGAATGGCTCAAGCAACTTTCCGCCATCAGCGCCACGAACGGACAAAGGCGCAGAGAAGATAGATGCCCTGACCTGCTCTACCGATGGAATTGATGTCTCAAAGTTAACTAAAACATTATCCAATGACCGAGACTCGAACTCTGCTTCGTATTCACCAACATCGATAAGATTGCCGCTCAGCTCATCCCAGTAATCGTCATAAATCTTTTCTATAGCACCATCGACACTTTTAAGCAGCCGCTCAAGCTTAGACCTCGATAGCTCTGTAATATCACCAGATAGACGCCTCTTAATCACATCATCGATGCGCCGCAGAAAAGACACAAACTGATTGGCCTCGCCGGTCTTTACGCGCTCAAGAAAGACTTGATGCCGCGTTGATTGCTCAACCAGTTGCGAAGTCATCTAACCCTAGCCCGGTATCTTGAGAGTCTAATTCCTCTTTGATTTCTTCGTCTGTTTTCTCGGGGTCGATAACGCCGTACTTCCTAAGTTGGCCCCAAAGGTCAGACTCAGGCAATCGACCAGACTGCCACGACATGAGCAACGACGCTAACACTTGCGGGACTAAACTATGCTCAATGAAATCAGTGTTTAATTCATACGACGACTCACTAGACGACCCCATGAATCGATCCATCCATCCAAGCACTTTATTGTAAGCATTGGACACATTACTAGAAGCCAGCGATAACACAGAATGCTCTACCGCGTTATTGCCTTCGGCCTGCGCGACCGTCTTGACTACAGCGCCAGGCTGCACCAGTCGAGCACCTAGCGCCACCATTTGCGATTCTTTCTGATCCATCGCTTCTTTTACAAGTGTATTAGGTGCCGCCGATGCAATACCGAACGCGCCGCCCTCTGGCAGTAGTATTGGTGCTCTTGACCCAACATACAGCCCAGACGATTCTATATGATCTCTCCACTCTATCGACAACCCTGAAAGCCACGGCTGCGCCTGCCCTACAAAGAACGCAGAGTCTTCATAATCTGCGCTATTGCGATAGTGGGCAATATTGATTTCAACCAAGTCATAAAGCGGCGCAGTATCAACGGTCGAATCGTTATTTTGTGAACCGACGAAAGTGAACGGTATTTCATCCCACGTACTACCTGACCCATCAAGCATGATTAGCGGCCCTTCGACCAACTGCCATACCTTTTCAACCTGACTCCACAACTCTTGCGTATAAATGCCATCAGACAACCTGAGAACGCGGTATTGATCTTCGTTAGTCGACCCAAAACCGTCATCGGAGATGGTTTCTTTTGACTCTTTAATCACCACCAGCACAAGTTTCATCTCAGCGCCGACCTTCGCGGTTCGCCAATTAATCACACTCTCGCTGGGGATGCTGACAGCCGTTGCCCTCAGTTTGCCAGACTGCAT